AGCGTTATAGAGTAGTAATTGCCCTCAATAGGTGTGAAGTCTAAATCGTACTGTATAAAGTTTCCTACCTCTGTACCTGTCAAGTTCTTAGTGGTGGTTTCTCGTGTTTGCTCGTCTCGTAGTGCCAAAGTAACATTCAAGGTTTTCTCCCTTGGAATACACTTTATTACTTGACTAGATGTGGTTACTACCTGCATACTTAATAAACGAAATACAAGCGATTTGTTACCAAAACAAAAAGCCCCACCAAATAGGCAGGGCTTCTTACACAATCACAACAAACACTTATGAAGTAGCTAAAGTATAATACCCTAGCCTAAAAGTATTATTTGTTTAAAACTAAGAGCCTTGTACGATAGTTACAGTAGCACTAGTCATTCCAGCAAAGGGGTCAGCAACAGTAGCACCCTCTAAAGATTGGGGAGGCAATTCTTCCTCAGCAGTCAAAGTAATAGTGTAGCCGTAAAGGTCTCCCATAGCTCCACCACTTACAACAGTTCCGCCAGTTACCTCGCATCCGCGGTTAATACCGCAAAGCCAAGCTTTACCGTTTCTGTCCCAAACGACTACGTGAGGCCGTCCGTAAGCCATCAATTTAAGCTCCTTATTCATTGCCTGAGTAAGGTTCTTCAAAGTAATGTTAATCGCTTGCGTAAAGAAGGTAGTACCATTGTCGCGGCTGCTGTTGATGGTAGACTCCAAGTTAGTAGCAGAGGACTTCACCTCGTACTCGTAAGCAGAGAAAGTACCATCAAGGTCGGTAATTTCATCAGAAGAGCCTACGGTAGCTGCACCAAGGTCTCCGAAGTTCACGAAGTAAATTTTATCAATACCGCCTACTGCGCTCTTGCAAGGCTCTAGCCGTCCTGCCGTTAAATCACAACTCATTGTATTTCTTTTTTAGTTATTCTTTTAAACAAAAAAAGGGGCAGCGGCACTAAGCCTACCGCCCCTTATTTATAATCAGTCTAGTTTAGTTGGCGCTGTTGGTGATACCGTAAGTTACGATATCGGTAGCAAAGCCATACTGAACACCAGCGGTGTAGCGCATAATCATACGTACATTCTTGCTTCCGTCCAAGTCAGCCATATCCAACAACTTCACCAAGCTGTGGTCGCTAATTAAACCAGTACCGAAGTACAAGTTATCTTTGGTAGAAGCAATGGCGGTGTCATCAGCAAGACCATTGGCCATAAATACTTTCACACCGTCAAAGAAAAGAACATCGATATCTTGGTTAGTACCTTGACCACCGAAGCCATTAGCACCAAGTCCAGAAGCTCCGAAGCCACCCAAGGCACGCTTGTAAGCGCGGAAGATGTTTTGAGCTACATAGATGTGCAGACCTTCGTGGCCGTACAAGCGATTGGGAACTGCATCTACAATCTTACCAAGCTCGTCAATTACATTGGCAGCGGTTACGGTAGTACCTGCAACTTCTTGACCAGCGGGCAAAGCGGCATCAGCAGCGATAAGAGTAGAGAAGCCATCAAAAGAACCAGCTCCAGCGGAACCACTCCAAATATCTTGCTCAGTCTTTTGGGCTACTTGCTCAGCTACGCGGGCGATGATGAAGTCGCTAAACAGGGGAGGCAAGTTGTCAAAGGCAGAAAAGCCCATTTGTACAGCTTCCCAGTCATCTTGGAAGTCAGACTTGCAAAGCTCCAAGTTTACTTGCAATTCTTTAGGCTCTAAGATGCGCTCGTCAAGAGTAACAGTACCAGTAGGGGTAAAGTCGCAAGAAGCGTTAGCAGTCAAAGACGCAAGGTCAAGGCGCTTAATTACACTCTTGAATTTAACATTAGGCATAATGGAGATACCTCCTTGAGCCAAAGTGTTACCTGATAAAAGTGCAGCACCGATATATTTTCCTGCAAATTCACCAGCGTAAGTGGTGGTAACGTTAGTAGTAGTTGCCATTTTTGTTTATTTATTTATTTAGATTTTCAATAACTCTGTCCATAATAGAAAAGGGGCGCTTTGATTCCATACGGAAGGCCACTTTTTTAGCTTCTTCGCGTTCGGGGGAATGTTTAAAGCTAGGTACTTCTTCTTCTTTTTGAGAAGACATTTCCTCTTTCTTTTTACCCATTTCCTCAATCTTGGTGGCTAGGTCTTCAATCATAGCTTTGACCTCGCTCATCTCTTCTTTGGTGGCGTATTCCATTTCCTCTTTGGCGGCTTCCACTTCTACCTCTACTTCGGCTTCGGGTTCACCCTCTTCCTCGGCTTTGATTTCAGCGATAACGCCTTCCTCTTCAACAACTAAAATACGGCCATCTTCCATTTCGTACTCTCCAACGGGTACAGGTACGCGGTCTTCTTCGCTTACGATAAAGATTTCGTTTCCTGCCTCGAAAGCCTCAGCTTCCAATACAGTACCGTTTTCAAGTTTAGCTTGCGCTAACTCTACTTTCTCCTCAGCTTGAATAGCTGCGCCCTCTTGCTTAGTTTCGCTCATCTCTACTTGTTCGCTAGGTTTCATACCTAGAAGTTCAGTAATGCGGCTCAGTGTGTCTTTTGCACTCATACTTATTTAACGATTAAAATTTAACTTGTTATAAATTATCCTTTTTCTATTTCTCGTATCTTAGCCTCTGCCCAGCGTAAAGCAGACTTCCCTCCCCATAGCAAATAGGAGATAGTTCCGCAGGCTTCTGTATTGCCTTCGTCATAGTATTCTTCTGCGCGGCTTAGGTAGCTGGCCATTCGCTTAATAGTTTCTAAAGAGATAGGCTTTCCTGCTGCTAGTTGTTGAGCGCGTATCTTGCCCACCTGAGTAGCACAGCGGTTGTTTACTTTCTCGTTTAACTCTATTCCTCGCTTGGCGCTATTTCGTACTGACTCAGGATAATCTGAGTAAGATTCTAGTTCGGTCTTTTTGCCGCTTTTAGTTCTCGCATCTTTCTTGATAATAGCTCTAATTTGAGATAGCATCTGACTAGATTCCTCTTGCTCTATTTGCTCAATTAGTTGCTCGATGTCTATTTGCTCTGCGGTGATGTTAGCCATATTCACTTTGTCAGCGAAATAGCCTTCAATACTAAAGCCTTTAACCTTTCCAGTTTTGACAAACTCTTCCCACACTTGGTTATTGTAGACTTTCATAGATACTACCCAAGAGCCTACTGGTAAATTCATACCGTACTTCTTGCTCTTGTCGTGTATCTCGTCTTCTACTATCCAAGACTCGACAACTGAAAGTCCTTGTAATTGTATTTCGTGTTCTAAGGTGGTTTTGTTTTGGTTGCCTTTGGTTAAGAATAACTCTGCAACTTTACGGATAGTATCTTTGGAAAAGTAAACATAGTACTCTTCCTCTTCGCGTCTGCGGTATATCATCTTATTAGGCACTAAGGCCGCGCCCATTAAGATGCGCTTCTCGCTATCTACCTCAGCCAGTTCTAGCTTCTCTTTTGATAGTGCTATAAAGTCCTGCTCTATTGCAGGGGCATTTACTATACTAATAGCTTCTACACCTGCTAAGATGTCCTCTTCATTGAGAATAAGCTCTACAATACTGCTCATAACTATATAACTTCTAATTGTTAAAATGTGGCATTTTTAATTCTCTTGCGGTCTAGCTCTTGTGCGCTACTAACATCCGAGGCCACTACATAAGCTCTAGCGGGGCGGTTGGTATTTCCTGAGATGTCGTTTAGTAGTCTGTTTTGCTCAATAGCTGCCACCGTATTAAATCGAGGCGCAGCACTTGCACTTGCCACACTTGGGCCAGTAGAGCTAGGTAGTGAAGGCGCTGAGGGGCTAGGAGACTTCGGGTCTACTGCAAGTATCCCTGCTAAGTTAGCCGCACCAAAAGCAGCCGCAGCGGCAGCTTGAATAAAGGGCCAAGAGCCACCTGTCAAGGTAGTTGCTCCCACATTGGCCGCGTTACTAGCAAAGGCAGCTTGAACACCTCTAAAGGTATCTAGTAACACCTGAGCTACGGCGAGGGCTTTGTAGGTCGCTGAGCCTTGTTCGGCTAAACCAGCAGCGGCGGAGAGGGCGTTGCCTACAATATTTAGCTTGGCATCTTCTTCTTGGCGCTTTAAGTCTATATTGAATTTGGTAAGGTCGCTTGTTGCTGTTTTATTTGCTGCGGCAAACTCTGCCTCTATTTGACTGCGCTCGTTTAGTATCTCAGCATAGGTAACAGAGCCT